GTGCTTCAGCACCTTAGAGAATCGTTCTCTTTGAGCTAAGGCGAGGCAACGCCGTACTGGTTTAAAGTTAATCCACTATATCAAAACGCATTTGAGTTCAGATCAGGCAACGCCATACCGGCTTAAAGCCATTCACGATAAATTATCTATCCGCTCAAAACCAACCGGCAACAGCGTGAAACAGATATGTCATACCGCTCCACGCCCATTTGCTTACTGCAACCGTTATCCAGCCCATCAACACCAGCACAATCAAACCGAAAAAATCAGGTATATGCAGATAAAGCCAAGCCGCAACAGGTTTGCGCCAAAAATCTGATTGCTGTTGTTTCTTCTCCAAAGCCGCGTGCATAAACGGGCGCTCCAAATGTAGGTCACAATCTACACCATACTCGCTGCGCACATATTCATTGATGACTTTCAAAGTACGGCGGCTCGGCTGCAAGAAAATATCGATAAGCGTACCGACGACAGGAATCATGCCGAGCACCATATCGGCAAAAGCAAGATATACGGCAGGACGCATTTTATGATCCGGCACGCCCAACTCCCGCCCCATACGAAAAGCCTTCATCGTCAACAAAAGTCCGGCAATATCCCCGACAAAAGGAATCAGCGACAATATGGCATCAACGCCGATACCCTGCTTGGTAAAAGGAATACAAAACAAACTATCCATAGTGTTGGCATATTTAGCCAACTCGCGCTCACGTCGGATGATTTCCTGACGCTCATAAGGTATAGGTGTGTGCTTCATCATGTTTTCTTGTAATGGGTTAATGAATTTTAGAACGGTGCAACGTCATTACTGCTTACGGTCATTCTCTATAAAAGCCAATTACAGTATGGCCGTTTGTGACGCAAGGTCGTCTGAAAGTACGGTTTCAAATGTTGAAAACCATATTTCAGATGAAACCCAATGAGATAAATATATAGGAATGATGAGATAAATGGGAAGAAGTGGGATGATGGGGGATTAGGCGGGATGGAAAAAGTGAAAAAGAGTTGCAAATAGTGAAACAAAAAACGGACGGTTTTTTCTCGTCCGTTTTTTGTTGTCAGAGTCCTTTTTTGAGGGCGGCGATGGCGATGTCTAGGATTCGGCGTTCGGCGTCTGGTTGGGGTTGGTTGTTGCCGTTGATGGGAAGATAGGGGCGCGCGGGGAGATTGGTTTTGTGGCCGCGACCTGCTTGACCGCCGAGGTGGTGGATGGCGGCATATTTTTTGTTGCTGCCGATGCGGGCATAGTTGCTGCCGACCTGTGTGGTCAGGCTGGCGGCGAGTTGCCCGCTTTTTTGCAGGGTCTTGCCTCCCTCGTCTGCGGCGCGCCGGCTTTGTTTCCATCGCTGTCCGCCCCAACCTTCGGATTCGAAATTTTCTTCGGTCATGGACAACAACTCGGTGGCGATGCCCCGCATCATGGCGCGGGTATTGGTGGCGTTGTTGAGCAGTGTACTTAAACCGTGGTCGAGCCGCTCTGCGTCTAATTTAATTTCAAGCATGGTCAGCCCTTCAATAATTCACGCACCCATGCCAACGATTCGGGGGTTAGGGCGTTTTTGAATTTTTGGTTAGTCATCATGGTCTTGATGGCAATCCGCGCGATGTCCGGATGGGTTGCCTGTGCTTTGTCTACGGCGATTTGCGCCATGCGGGACAGCATTGATTTGCCTTGGTTGGCATTGAAGCCTGCATTTGGTGCGATAAATTTGTTATTGATACGGATGCCGGTACGCTGTGCGTAACGCTCCTCGCCGGTATAGGGATTTGAACCTATATCGACGGTAATGGTTTCAAGCGTCGGACGGGGTTGGACGCGCCCTTCTCCCGCACTGCGCGACAGGGGTTTGACGCGGCACCGACAGCGGAAATCAAGCGGCGGATATAAGGTATCCCAAACAGGGTCATCTGCGGCATAGACACGGTTGTGCATCATACGGTGGGTTTCGCGGGTGCGACTGTCGTTGATGGCAACGTACTGCCAATAAGGGTGCGTATCGATGGAGTCCATCATTTCGGCGTAGCGACCCGCCATGTAGGCTGACTGCATATTGGTCAGATAAATGGTTTTCAGGCGGTGGGGGCTGCCGAGCTGTACGCTTTGGGTTTCGCCTTCAGGATTTTTAACTTCCTGCCTGCCCCACCAGCCTTTGCGTTGCAAGACGGGGGCGAGTTCGCGGCTGAACTCTTCCAGCGTCCGCCCTTGTTCAGCGGCATCGACGGCGGCGGAATAGATGTCGGAGAGTACATCCATTTTGGCGGTTTTGGCCACCGTAAAGGCAGTGGCGTGCGCGTCGTCCAACATATCCTGCCAATCCCAAGATACGGCAATGCCTTTTTGCTTTAGATAGGCGACGGCGGCTTCCGGCGTCATGCCGAAGACGGCTTTAATATCTTGGGGGTTCATGATTTAAGCTCCTGTACCACTTCAATCCTGCCGACCAAGTCGGAAAGGAAAATCAGGCGTGCCAACTCGTTTTGTAAGGCGGTATCGTCCATATTCGGATAGGCGGCGGACAGACGGTCAAGCAGGTTCTCGGCGGTTTCTCCCTGCCTTAATTCAGCTACTAGAACGGCAGTCAGCCGTTCGCCTTGTTTATTCAGGATGCCTGTATCGGGGGCGAGTCCGTCGATGACCAAACCTGCATCCGTCAAATCGACCTCGGCGAAATCGGCAGATCTACCCTCTTGGGTTGGTTGGACTTCGTCCGCCAAGTCACCGTCCTCAAGGCCGTATGTGCGCTGCCAGTATTGGTTGGTGAACTTGGCACCGGCATCCGTCATCAATTTGTCCCGCTCGGCACGCTCTTTCGTGCCGCTCTCCTCGTTTTCGAACAGCACGAATTTCGGCGCAGATACTTCCCCGAAATTAATCTCCACCACCCACTTTATCAACTGATTTAATGTCGCCTCAACAATACGGGTATCGCCGTCACGGATGTCGTCCGTTACCTCCAAACCAGCGGTCGCGCTGGCGTGGGTACTGTCTTTTTCGGTGGTTTGGTCTTGTCCGAGCAGAGCAATGCTGATTTCGGAGCGGCAATAACGGATGAGCTTGTCGTAGGCATCAATAGATGATGCCTTGCCGCTTGCCTCGTGGATTTCGACGCTGGAATCGTTGGGGATGGTGCCGACGCTGTTGCCGATTAGAGCTTCGAGCGCGTCTAGCAGTTTGTCGGTATCCTGCGGGGTATTGGAACGCGGCTCTTTACCAATCAGCCAAGGCGCACCGTATTTCTCGGTGAACTGCATCCAAAATTTAAGGCCGCCGCGTTTGAAGGTAACCAACCAAAAAACCAAGCCCAAATCGCCCAAACCGTAGGGGTTGAGATAATCTGCCTCATGTGTCGGGCAAAGAAACTTATAAGGCGGAGGGGCAGTATCGGTCAGCCCGTTTTGGATGTAACGCAGCTCGCCTTCGTCGTTGAAGGCGAACCACTCTTGCGGCTTGGCGATGATTTTGTCAGGCAGCCATGCAGAATCGGTACGCCAAATCAGCTCGATGGGCTGGTAGCCGTAAAAAACAGCGTTTAAAACGTCTTTAATCAGGCGGTAAACATCGGTTTCAGCCAGCCAGCTATCAATAAAATCCCGGACATTTTGGGGCGTATCTTCGCCCTCAAGCCGCCATTCGAGGCGTGCGACGGCGGCTTTTCGGCGGCGTACCAACGAACCGACCAAGGGGTCGCGCATCAGTTCGCGGTAAACGGAGATTTGCCTGCCCATTTTGCGCAAAACGGGGTCGGGATTAGGCAGCCAGCCGTTAAAACCGCTGAAAAACTGGCGGGAAACGGCGAGATGGGCAGATAAATCCTGCGGCTTGAAGGTCATGATGCCTTGACTGGTTTTGAGTTTGAGGTGGGGTTTGGGCATGATATGTACTCTTTAAATACCTTAATAACCTTTGGTTAATGCGCTTTTTCGGCGGATTCGGCGGCTGGCTACGCGTATCGGTCCGGTATTCAGCTCGTGGCTGGCGTAATGGGCAAGAACAAAGGCAATCGCCGCGTCGCCGTGGCGTTTTTTGCCGTCTTGACCTTTGGTGCGTACATCGGGGATGCGCGGCACGCCTCTGACCAGCTCGAAGGCGCGCAGGTCGGTCAGGATGTCTTCGTCTTTGGGGATTGCGTCCAACGTGCCGTCTTCGAGGGCGGCTTTGAACGGAGCGGTATGGGTGCGGTACCAGTTTTCCGAGAGCATGACCGACTCGCATACCTCCGCGCCAAATTCGTCGCGCATGGCTTCGGCGATTGACTGACCGTTGCCGCGCGCGTCCAATGCCGCTCCGCGCAGATTGGGTAAACCGTGCAACAGGTGTTTCATGATTTGCTCTTGTTGAGCAAACGGCATATTGCCCAACTCCAACACGAACGGCGGCTTAAGGCTTAAATTAGTCTGCTGCAATAAAGGGACGATGACGGTACGGTCTCCGCTGCGGGCAAAGTCTTCACCCACAAAGGAAACCCGGGTTTTATCCAAACCGTCGAGCAGCGGTTGCAGGGTATCGGCTATCCAGTCCGCTACTTCGGCGGAGCGGCGCGGCTCGGGCAAGAGGCCGAACTCATCGCTTTGGTCGTATCTGATAACCGGCGTATAAGGACTCATACGGCTCTCAATCAAGGCTCGGTTGAGCCATTTGCCGCCGCCATTTTTAGGGATGCAGTCCAACTCTTCGGATGCATCGTCGCCGTAGAAATCACGAATCTCTTTGCACCATGCCTCCTCTCCCTCTTTCGTCCACTCTTTACCCAAACGCAGGCAGATGCGGCGGTAGAGGGCGGGTGGAAAAGGCCCCCCGGAAAGAAAAGGGGGGGGGGGGGGGCGG